TATCAAGCGCCAAAAATATAACTTGATCAATGAAATTCAGAAACATTACGATCTGAATGAATTTTTTAATCACAAGTTACCAAACTATAAGATGTTTGCTGCATTCTATACACTAACGGAAATCGCAAACGCTCAAAACACTATTGATCCTGATCAAACTATCACTAACAAAGTAACTATTTTAGAGCATTTAACTGCTGCTAAAATTGCTGAAAGTAAAGTACGTGATGAGGTAATGGGTGAATTTGAAAAAGCGGATAAAGACGTTCGTTTTTTAGCGTATAAAATGGTATTGGAAAATTTCAATACAAAATACAACGATTTACATCCACGTCAAAAAGAAATCCTTAAAGAATTTATTACTTCGGTTGACAATAAACCACGTTTAAAAGAATTTTACACTGCTAAGGTAGTTGAAATTAAGGAAGAATTAGCTAAATTAAATGCTAAAACCAAAAACGAAGTAACCAAAATCAAAATCAACGAAATTATCAACATTATTCAGGTACCAGCTAAAACAGCTAAAATTACAGATAATGATTTAGTTGACTTGTTACAGTATTATGATTTAATTAATGAGTTAGAAACTGTAAATGGAAAAAATTAAAGAAATAATTCGCAAAAAACTAGCAGAAATGAGCGCTACCGGAATGGGTGGTGCTTCGTTTTCTCCTGGTCAAGGAATGAATTATGCTACTCCAAAGGCATTTAAAAAAACAAAAAATATTAAAGAAGGTCCTGGAGCAACTTTAGGAATGGGTCCAAGTGCTGGTTCTGAAGGTGTTAAGGATAATGCTTATGTAAAGCAATTTAAATACACACTAGTACCTAAAAAAATTAAAGGATCTGGTTTGGAAGTTAAACAGCTTTGGGAAGACGATACATTAAACGAAATGAATGACGTTCAAAAAAGACGTATCGCTTCGTTAGACGAAATTGAAAAATTAATGAACGAAATTCAACCACTTGTTTCAAATGCAAAAAATGAGACAATTGAATTATATGGTGGAAATGCTGGTTCATATGATATCAATAAACCAATCGAAATAGTTTTAAGCTATTTAAAAGAAATAAAACAACTCTTATCAGAAAAATAATGAAAAAGACATTACAAGATCAGTATTTGTTAATCAAAGAAGGTAAAGGACACGTTGGTGTTTTTCTTACAGAAGCAAAACGTCAATTTCCAAATATCGTACGCAATGCCGCTACATTTGATGAAGCAGTAGCATCTCTCAAAACCAAAAATATCATTTCAGAAAATGTAATTTCTGTGATGCCTGCTATGATGGATCGTCCTAAAAAAGAATCTTACGAAACTGCTTTTGAAGCGTTCTTAGCTGAAGCAAAAAAGAAAAACGAAGACGAGAAAGTTAAAGCAGAAGAGAAAAAAGTTTCTAAACCTGTAGAAGAAGATCTTGCCCATAACTACGATAATTCAGACGATAAAAATCCTGACAATATGATCTTTGATCAAATTATGACAGGTTATTATGCTGAAATGAAAGATCCTAAAAATGCTGATAAGACGATGCAAGAACTTAAAGACATCGTATTTAAAAACTTAGCAAAAGATCCAATTTACTATACAAAAAATGGTCAATTCGGTGTTAAAGATTTAGGATATGTAACTGAAGCACCTGGTTTAGGTGAACCTAAAGAGCCTAAAGGTAAATACAAGTCAAGTGGATACGGTGATTTAAAAGAATCTAAAGAAACTGAAGAAGATCTTAAATCAAAATTGATGCAAATGGGAGTTAGCCCTATGGTAGTTGATTCTATTGCTAAAGCTAAAGGTATAGAAGGATTAAAAGACCGACTTAAAGAAAAACTTAAAGAAGGTGAAAATAAATTTACATCAAATATTAAAGATGCTGTAACTAAGAAAAAAGACAGCAAATTTACTGATGAAGAAATCAAAGCTAAACTAAAACAAAAACGCGAAGCTGAACTTAAACGTAGAAAAGAAGCAGGTGAATCACTTGAAGAAATTACATTACGTAAAGTTGTTCAAGAAATGATTGATTCTGAATTAGAAGAAGCATATCAATTAGTAAACATCAATCCTGTAAAGAGCGATAAAGAAAGAGGTGAAAGAGAACCACAACCTTTTAAAATGTCCTATGTTGATCCTTCTATAGTAGATTCACTTACCAAAAACCAACACTTAAGAATTCTTAGAAGCCCATCTGACCCAGAAAACATTACACTTGCTATTCGTGCTAGATTGGTTCCAACATCTTCTAAAAATGTAGGAAAAACTACAGATAACTTAAACAAACTCAACCTAGATATCCCATCAGATCTTAAAAACTTTTTAACTGACGCAAACAATATCTCAGGAGAAAAACAACTTCCAACAAGAGAAGGTGTTGCTGAATTGTATAAAGTACTTAGCAATGCTACTTTAAATAAAAATGGTAGTCTTGTATTGAAGGTTCCTAACCCAAATTACGAAAAATCACCTGAATCTTTAAAAGAAAGTGTTGAAAAAGATTTAGCAGATATCAACAAAGAAGCAGAACATGAAGTTCTACAAGCTAAATTAGACAAAATTGATACTTTAATTGATCACAGACGTTCTAAACTTTCAAAACTTGACGAAGATGAGGATATGAAAGCCTTAACTGACAAGAAAAAAGTTAAAGAACTTGAAAAAGACATTAAAAAACTAGAGGTAGCTCGTAAAAAGGTTGAAAAAATGATGTCAAAATTTAAAGGTAAAAAAGCAGCCTCTAAAGAAGTAATTGACGAAACCGAAGAACCATCAGCTGAATATTTAGAATATAAAGAAGATGCTGAAAATCGTTACGATGCTGGGGAAAGTATTGATTCAATCCTTGACAACTACAACAATATCTCTCAAGATATGAAAGATATGTTACGTAATGATCTAGAAGGTAAAATGGACGGAATGGATTATTAATATGAGCAAACAACTTTTAATAGAAACCAGACATTTTGATCCAAAACCAATGAAATTGGTTGAGGGGATGAGCAAAAGCGGTAACGTTTTTGTTGAAGGGATATTGGCTACTGTAGAGGTAAAAAATGGAAATGGTCGCTATTACAAACGTGAATTGTGGGAGCGCGAAATCGACAATTTTACACGCAAAATCCAAATGAAATCTACCGAAACGGTAGGTGAGTTGGACCACCCTGATTCGCAAGTAATCAACCTTAAAAACGCATCACACGCTATACGTGAAGTATGGTGGAGAGGAGATGAAATTTGGGGTAAAGTAGAAATATTCTCTGATATGGGTGACTTAGGTACTACATCAGGCCGCATTGCGGGTGCATTAGTTAAAAATGGCTTGATTATTGGTATTTCTTCTCGTGGAATGGGTTCATTAAAACAAATGGGTGAGGTAATGGAAGTACAAGACGACTTTGAACTACTTACTTGGGATTTAGTTTCCAATCCATCTAACCCAGATTCATGGATGAAAAATGGTGCTTTAAATGAATCAAGAACAACATATTTAAACGAATACGCACGTACAAATTCTATTCTTACCGAAATTTTATGTGCTAAAGGTACATGTCCGATATTTTAAAATATGCAAACCGGTGAAAATTAGCCCTCTTTTTGAGGGCTTTTTTTTTCTCTGCGACTTTGACATATTTGCCCCATATATATAACTTGAATATGCCACCCCCCTCATATCTTATGTGGCATCGATATAAAAAATTCTATTACGTTTCTTAATAAACGTATTTTCCCAACAAAATAATTTAGGAAAAATGGCAACAAACAGAGACTTGCTCAAAGAAGCAATTGCTGATGCTAAAGCTGTTAAAGAAACCGCTATCGCAAATGCAAAAGCAGCTCTAGAAGAAGCCTTCACACCTCAATTGAAAACCATGTTTGCAGCTAAACTTCAAGAAATGGAAAAAGAAGAACTTGAAGAAGTTGGATTCGAAAAAATGGACGCCGAAGACGGAGATGATGGATTTGATTCTCTTAAAGGTAACATTCCAGAAGCAGAAGACGAAATGTACGAAGCTGAAGATAAAGACATGATGGAAATTGACTTAGAAGAGCTTTTACGCGAGCTAGAAGAAGAGGAAGGGATGGAAGACCTAAACGAAGCCGAAGAAGAAGAGGAAGAAGAAGACATGGAAATGTCTGACGAAGAATCAGAAGATGAGGAAGAAGAAGGTGAACCACTTGACCTCGAAGACATGACTGATGAAGATCTTAAATCAATGATTGAAGATGTTATCAAAGACATGATCGAAGCAGGCGAACTCGAAGCTGGACACGAAGGTGAAGGTGAAGAGGAAGCTGAAGAAACAGGTATGGAAGACGAAGAAGAAGTCGACCTAGCAGAACTTTTAAGAGAAATCGAAGAAATGGAAGAAAAAGAAACAGTAGACGAACTTTTTGGATTAGGAAAAGGATCTAGAGAAGATAAAGCATTAGCTAAATTAGCTAAATTCTTTACTTCTGACATAGGAAAAAGCATCAAAGGTGCTTCAGAACTTGCAGGATTAGACCCTAAATCTCCAGAATTTAAAGAAAAAGTAGGAAATATTCTCCAAACACAAGAAGATGTAAGTGACAAAATGAAAAAATATTTTGATCCTAAAAACGAATACGTTACAAAAGGGATAAAAATGTTAGCAGATTTTCGTGATGACCTTGGTCTTAAACAAACTACTACTCCATCAGCTGGAAAAGATTCAGCAGCAGCAATGTTAGGCCAAACAAACGAAGCTCTAGAAGCTGAATTGGCTGAAGCAATGTCTACTATCGAATCTCTTAAGTCTGAATTGAACGAAATCAATTTGTTAAATGCTAAATTGCTTTATACAAATAAAATCTTCAAAGCTAAAAACTTAAACGAAAACCAAAAAGTGAAAGTGTTAAGTTCTTTTGACAAAGCAAAAACTGTAGGTGAAGTTAAGATGGTGTTTGAAACTTTAAATGAGGGAATCAAAGTTAACAAAAACACAATCAAAGAAAACCTAGGTAGTGCTTCAAAAGCAACGTTAACACCTAACGCTAAAAAACCAATCGTAGAGTCAAACGATGCATTCTTACGTATGCAAAAATTGGCAGGATTACTTTAATTAATTTAACAAAAAACAAAAACAGAAAATGTCAAACATTAATTCTCTTTTAGAAAGCGCAGCATCTGGATGGAAAAACATGCAGAGCGACGCAGCCCGTATGTCCGCAAAATGGGCTAAAACGGGTCTTTTAGAAGGATTGAATAGCGAAGTTGAAAAAAACAACATGGCTATGATCCTCGAAAACCAAGCAAAACAACTTGTTGTTGAGCAATCTTCTACAAACGCAGGTGGTGGTAACTTCCAAGTAGGTCAAGGTGAGCAGTGGGCTGGTGTAGCTCTTCCATTGGTACGTAAAGTATTCGGTTCTTTATCATCTAAAGAATTCGTTTCTGTACAACCAATGAATTTGCCTTCTGGTCTAGTATTCTTCTTGGATTTCCAATATGGTGCTTCTGGTAAAGCTGCTCCTGTTGGTCCATTTGGTCCTGGTGGTGATACTTACGGTGCTACTTCATCTATGTATGGTAACACAAACCCAGGTCCTGGTGTTGATCCTACTAACGGTTTATATGGTGCAGGTCGTTTTGCCTACTCTATCAACCAATTCTCAGCATCTTTATCTTCAACAACTTCACCAGCTTCTTGGTTAGATGTAGATTACGATTCAAACCTTTCAGCTTCTATCGTTGCAGGTACTCTTCAGAAAATTGTTTATACAGTAGGTGCTAGTACAAACGCTCCACGCCCAGATTTCAAAGGTGTTCGTGCATTTGTTCCTGCTTCAGGTTCAACAACTGTTCCTGCATCACAAATCTATAGCAACCTATTACCACAGTATACTACTACTAATGGTTCTACTACCATTACTTTCATCGTATCTGGTTCAGGTGCTTTAACTGGTATCCCATCAGGTTCAGCTACAGCTAACACATTGTTCTACAATGTTCAGCCTGCTGATAATTACCGTGGTGACTTCGAAGATAACAGCGGTGCTGGTTATCCAAATGCTGAGTCTACAACTGCAGACCAATTGGCTATTCCACAAATCAATATCCAAATGAAATCTGAGGCTATTGTTGCTAAAACTCGTAAGTTGAAAGCACAATGGACACCAGAATTCGCTCAAGATTTGAACGCATACCAATCATTGGATGCTGAAGCTGAATTGACTTCAATCATGAGCGAGTATATCGCATTGGAAATCGATCTTGAAGTAATTGACATGTTGATCCAAGATGCATCTGCAGCAGATGAGTACTGGTCAGCAAGATCAAACACTTTCTTGAATGCTGGTAAAACAGAATGGTTAACTAACGCTGGTTACTACAACACTCAAGGTCAGTGGTTCCAAACTTTAGGTACTAAAATGCAGAAAGTTTCTAACAAAATTCACCAAAAGACTCTACGTGGTGGTGCTAACTTCCTCGTATGTTCTCCAAATGTAGCAACTATCCTCGAGTCAATCCCAGGATTTGCTTCATCTTCTGATGGTGATGTAACTAAAGCTAGCTACGC